AAGTGTTAGTTCATTAGCGAGATCCTTAAGGTATTTAGATCTCATTTTGGGATCTTTTGTACCTTTTGCCTTTTTGTCTAACAATTCAATTTTAGATTTATTCGCAGATCTATTCTGACGACCATTAAACACATCACCTAAAGCCGATTCCAACGTCTTCTTATTCTTTTCCAAAATCTTGGAATTAGTCGAACTAGGATCGCTCTTCTTATCTTTAGCGGTATCAAGATTCTTAGCTGCCATTTTTGTTAGCTCATTAAGACTCTTAGAAAGTTCCTCATTACTCTTTGGTTTCTTAGCTCCGGGTTTGTTAGCATTTGCCGCACTTATAGCGGCGCTCAACTGTTTAAATGCTGGAGAATCAGCATTGAAATGGTCTTTTATAGTCGGACCAGGAAACTTCGGGGTATTAGAAGCACCAGATTCAGCCTGCTTATCTCGGCCTAAAACCATTCTGCCGGAATCTAACTTTGAAGCGACATCTTTAATAATTCTAGAAAGCTCCTCATTTTCCTTTGCTTTCGGAGCTGGCGTATGCTCAGGAGGACCTTTCGGACCGTCTTTCTTTGGTGAATCATACTTGCTGGAAATATCAGCAGCTTTCTTTGCTGTATCAGCTTTTATGTCGTCTATTTCTTTATTAGCATTATCGCTAGCCTTTTTCTCTGTAGCTGCAGCCTGATCTTTCCTAGCTTGCTTAGCATCGGCTTTAGCTTGTTTCTTAGAACCGCCTCCGCCATCTTTATTGGCATTCGGGTATTTCTCTTTAAGGAACAGATCGAATTCCTTAGTCGTCATACCTTTCTCTTTAGCAGCTTCGGCAACACCCTTAGCATCCTTATATGACTGAATATCAGCAAATGCTTTAGTAATGGCAGATACAGCATTACCGCCAGTCTGAAGGGCACTAAGCATATCTTTTGTAGTATTTGCATACTGGGAAACGGTCTTAGCGACTTCCTGGCCATGTCTAAGACCTGCATTACGCATATCATCTTCAATTTTGAAGCGTTCCTCGAGTTTCTTGAGCTCCTCGTTTGTGAACATCTTCTTATTCTTAAGAACGCCTTCTCTAGTCTGAGAGGCTTTCTCTTTTTTCTTAGCGTAGGCATCGTCCTTAGCTTTCTTAACACTTGCCCTAGCGGCAGATGCCGTAGCAGAGCCAAGTTTTTTACCCACTTTAAAAGCGGCCTTAGCAGCACCCGTTACACCATAACGAATACGCCCAGCCGCTGTTAATGAACCATCGGGATTCTGGAATCTTCGAACCCCCCATTTCTGACCTTTGGTACCATGATGCTCCAGATAGGAGGAGTCACCAAGAACAAGTGTATTTCCGTAAATATAATTCATGTTTCCTCCTATTGATGAATGTTTTACCTTGTTACCTTTATAGCTGTACTTAACCCATCCTTGTGCTGCTTCTTTCTTTGATCGACGCTCAAAACCGGATCGTTCCGCAGCTTTTTGAGAGGCTATATTCTCAGCTTTTGCATACCACTCCATTCGATCGTATTCTTTTGAACCGTATCGATCGAACCATCGCACAATATCTTTTCCTAGTTCGACACTATGGCCTTGGCCTCGATAATTACTGTTAACTGCTAAATCTATAGCTAAAATATTTACGATTTTTTTACCTCGACCAACTGCGGTTTGATACCCAGTAGCCGCTATATAACCAACCGCATCGCCATTCTTATAGCGAACCCGATTATACTGATCGTAATCAGTATGTCGTCTACCAAGATCTTTAAAATCGTCTTTTCGATTCGCTTCGATCTCTTCTTTTTCATAACCAAGAAGATTCAAATCCCTGTCGCTTAAAGATCTATAAACTTGACGAATGCCTTCTTCATTGCGACTTAGCCTAATGGCTTTTAATTGTTTCTTACCAAGAGCGGTCCTCGTTCCATCAGGATTCTGAAAACGTCTGACACCCCATTTCTGGCCTTTAACGCCATGATATGCTAATGAACTCATTCAAACGCCTCCTTGTTAACTTTATAGGCGACATATGCATCCATCATGGCGGACACGTTGTCTATTTTTTCATCGTAACGTCTCTTCAACAGCTTTCGATTGCCATTGGTATCCTCGACCACGATGCAATGTCCCATACAAAAAGACATGAGCTCTTCATCGAACAACAACAGTCGATCTTCAGCCATGTCTTTAAGTTCGCCAAGTGGCACGGATTCAGTTTTAACGCCCTGAGGAACTTTCTCGATTCCAAAAGGTCCGTTCTCTAATTCCCAACGCTGAATAAACTCTTTAGCGTTGTATGGATCATAGCCGAGACAGCGAACATCGTAACCGGAATCCTCTATAAACTGCTCGAGGTCTTCATAAACCTCCATCATGTCTATAGTGGTTCCCTCGAGTACAACCAAACTTCCTTCTTTCATGAAAGTGTTGTACTTCTCACGCATCGCTTTTGGTAGTCGATCGAGAGTTCTTGAAGAGATGTAACTTCTAACTTTAATTCCGAAATATCCTCGAGATAACGGGAACAAGAATGTCGCTGCACAGAAGTCATCGCCCTGAGAAAGGTCAAGACCAAGCGCACAAGGCATGTTCCAGAAACTTCTACGTCGGTGAGTCTTGGTTTCCTCGTAAGTGAAGAAGTATGTATACCCCTCCATAGGAATACCGAAACGCTTTGCTAAAATATCGTTCCTTGCAGCCGGCGCCTTCTCAGCTCGTTCTACATCTCGTTGGTATGCATCATAAGTAACTGTCAATCCAAGATTAGGATTAGCCTTTAGCCACATATCTGGATCTGATACTTCTGAAATATCGTCCAGCTTGTAGTACCAGATAGATACATGTGGAGCGTAGTATTCTCCTTTAAGAATGGATTCTAACTCCATTTTGATTTCATCGCCTGAAGCATTACGCACAGTTCCTTCCGAAGAAGTAGCGATGATTAAGTAATCGTCCATTCCACCTTTGGCAGCACCCTGTTCAATAGCAGCAACCGGATCTTCTCGAATCGTTCCGGAAAGCCACTCATCAATCGTTGAACATTTACATCGGAGACCCTGAAGTTTGTCAATTGACATCGGTCGGATCTCAAGAAGTGAACCGGTAATAAAATTCTCGATACCGTTCTTAGTCGATGCTAGCTTCTGTCGATTTGCCCTGCTGCCGGTTGTGTTTTGTAATGAGCCTTCTGTCAGGAATTGGAACAGAGGCCCTCTTGCTCTGGTTATAGCTGTTCGTATTGGAGATAGAATCTCCTCAGACTGTTTCATAGTAGGGGCTGTTGTGATCTGATGCGTAGTGGAAGGATCAATGTTCAGATAGTAATTCTGAATCGTACTTCCATACATAGACTTGGCAGCCCCTCTAGCAACAATTAAATACTGTTTAAGCGTAAGGCGCTTCTTCTCTTTAATCTTAACGTAGTGACCACCGTTACCATTCTTGTTGCGGCGGTATACAGAACGTTCAGAGAAGTAGTACCAACCAAAAACCTGCTCTCCCCAGAGTTTGAAAGAATCCAGGAGGTGTAGATCACGTCCGTCAGTCAAGGTTAACTCATTATTACAGAACTCGATCCAGCCTTCTACCGCAAGATCGTCATAGTAATAATGTGGATCACGAATCAGATCATCGATTCGATTCATCTCCATTGAAATCTCTTGACATACCGGAATCTCACCTCGAATTACGGCATCTCTAAATTTACCGTAATACTTTGGAGTCGCAGTATTGGATAACATTATGCCTCCTTAAGCTTTAGGCCAGTTCTGATCCGCGTAGCACTTAGGCCCCCAAGCATCGTTGCTGCCAAGATCTGCGCCTTGAGATTTGCGAATTTCAATGTACGTCTTAATTGCGTGCATTGTATTGTCGCCAGCTTCTCCATCGATCTTGAGCGGCTTTCCGTCAACACCAAGAATATCTCTTGATTTGAGAATTGCCTGAACAGTTCCTACATGGCCACCGACAGAACCGCGTTTAATAGTAGGGAACTTATATGTTACTGCCATTTTGATTTCCTCCTTAATCAACAACGACGTATACGCCGTCAAAGTCGTCAACTTCAAGTTGATCACTCTGCTTTACAACAATAACTGTATGGCCCTTCGTCTTAGTAACGAGAATGTCACCTCTACGAAGCAAATCTGGATTATTAGCAGCCAGAGGAATCTCATCAAACTCTCCAGTTTCAAGCAGATGATACGCTTCGTTTCCTGTATAGAAATCTTCAGCCATAATTCCTGCATAGGCACAACAAACCCGTACAAGTCTTGCACAGTCGGTCTCACAGTTTGTATTGACTAACCGGCAGTCAAAACCAAGATGTTTTACGACGTCCCAAAGAGTATAATTCTCATTTTGGTCGTAGCCAATGTGAGGATTGTCGCAAGCGTACTGCATGTTTGCTGCGATCTTCTCAGCTTTCACTGAGTCCCGGCAACGAAGAACTCGCCAACCTTTCGGATGAGGATACCATTCCTGAGTCTCCAGTTCGTTACCAGTTTGATTGCCAGCTCGGCCATCAGAGTAACAAAAATTCTCGTCATGTCTTGCACTTCCTATTATTACCATCGCTGTGATCTACTGGCTCCTCTACCATTTCCTACTCTGTAAATGCTACCAACTTTGTGTGAGTATGTTCTCGGTCTCGAGAACCCCCTGTAACAAGGAATCGAAACAAACATCATAAGCATTGCAAGAGTCAAGGCCAATAATGTATTAAGAATCTTTTTCATATTATTCCTCCACTCGTATGTACACTACATCTGTATCCAGATCAGCATACTTCTCGATACAGTCTCTACAGAACGTGTGTCGTGACCAATAGAGATTATCGCCTGCCTGATTCTCTGATGAGTGATCTGCTTGATCCTGCTTCAGAGACCACATGATCTTATCCAAAGAATAATCGCCGTCGCATCTTTTGAATATACGTTTAGCGGCTTTGGTTCCACCTACATGCTCAATCTCCACCCACATCATTTGGGCGGGGTCATCGTGAACGCCAAATTCTTCGGCGCGCTTGATGTAAGCAGGTAACTGAATATCACAAAACAATTCGGTTTGCATTCGGCGACCGATGTCTGACGAGATAAGGTCGGAGATTAAATACCTATCTATTTTGCCAGGAACCAATTGGATATTAACCCAATCCACATTCAAATAAGATCTGATGCTTTCGTAATTATTCAGGTTTAGTCCATGTCCATCTGCCCAGTCAAATATCATCTGTAGAAGCTGACGGCCCTCATTGCCGTAAAACTGGTAAGCTCCGAGGGTCAGAGTTACTTCCAATCCTATTTTGGGCAACTTAACATCAGCCCAGCGGCCAGCACCATAAACCTGACCGCCGGTCTCAGCACCGATGACCATTTTGGCACAGACTTCTTGATTATGCTTGTTCATCTGTAGGTATGTCCTCATCAAGTCCAATGACAAGCTGCTCAGCATTCATAGCCTGAACCGCAGCTTCGATCAGTGTTGCAATCTGAGTATTTGTAAGTTTGATTCCGTATTTTGACAGTTCTTTTTGGACCTGTTCCATGACCAATCGGAACTTCTCGTCGCCCTGTCCCGGACCATCTGTCATCTGTTCATAGGCACGCACCGTATAGTTGATTATGTCCGCAGCCCAGGCATACTGCTTGGATCTGAGCTTTGTCTCAATGTACGGAACAATTGTCTTTACCAGCCAAGCAATAAGCCCGCAGATAACAGCTACAATCAAGTTTGTAAGAATTTCATTCATTTTGGATCATCCTCCTTAATCCTGTTTAATTGGAAGTTTGTCGACTTCCTGCATTAACCGTTCGCACGTGCCATTACCACCAAGATCGCGGTATGGTTCGTACAGATACTTCTTAAGATCTGTGTACTCGTCTCTGGTTATGTAACCACGAGTAATGTAGAACGTGCAGCGTTCACAGATCTTAGCGAACCCAAGCCCCAG